TAAAAGACTATTTTGAGGGAGAGTGTCGTGTACCCTAATTCATTTCGAGACATCGATTATATTAGAGACTCAATGGTTATTAAGACCGGGAACCGTTCGCTGGTCAGTAAAATTTTCGAAGTAGCAATACACGACGACACCATGTTTTCGTTAATTCAAATCTGGTGGGATCTTCATGGTGACGAGTATGGTGACTGGGTGCTTAACGAGATGGAGTCTTATCTATTAGAGGCGGATCAAAATGTCTGGTCTTGCTAGTGATTTACTCGAAGTGTTCTGTGTGTATGTAGTTATTCTAGTAGTATGCCGTGGCGTAGGAAAGTTAATAAATTACCATGACACCAAACGAAATATTAAAAAAGAAGATTAAGGTTCTGAAGGAAATGGAAAAGATCCTTAAGCTTATGGATTACATTAAAGTAATTGATACGGCGTTAAGTAGATCCACTGATCCCAAGTTTATGAACTACTGGAATCCTAGGTTTATGACAAACGTGTATCTCTTGCGAGACGAATGTGTTCCCTTAAGAGAAGTCTTAGTAGAATGGTTCAAGATTGAAGAAGATAATAATTTGGATGTGGACTTTAACTTGAGAGCCTCTTATAAAGCCATGGAAGGCTTCTAGGGACGAAATACTTGAACGTCTCTAGCACTTCTAGAGATGATATCACAATGCATCCAATTTGTAAATTTACCTTTAGTAGCTTCGGGGTGCTCTATCCATACCCCATGTTTCTTTAATAGCTCAGGTTTAGATAAAGCCAGATTAGCTAAAGGTAAATTTACAAAATCCATAAAATCACAACTCAGACCTATAATATGCCCGGACTTCTTAGCCGCGCCCTTAACGGTTTTATTAATTGCCGCTGGACGAAATCCGCTCGAAATAACAAGCTTACTAATATCGACACCAAGCTCAGTAAGTAGTGCGTTAACTTTCTCTAAAAGGTTAGTCGCATTAATAGTAACCTGTTCGTCTGCGAACTGTTTACGTTCGGGATATTTGCCGCTAGAAGTCAAATACTGCTCTAAGGTTATAATATTGCTCATGTATAAAGTTGTTAATATAATATTTATTTCTATTTTTAACAACTACATAGGAAGAGATTGTACGCAACGCCAATAGCCTAGAACATGGCATTAAAAATAAGTGGCTCACGCAGAAAAGATCTTTAGTTTTAAGTAGTTAGGTGGAAAAATGAAAAATATTCAAGTAAAGCAAGTACCTCTTATTGCCTTTTGTCTACTATTCACCAAGGCGCTCGTCGTCGGTGTCTCGTGGCAGGACGTAGGATTAGGCTTTATCGTAGCCACCTTGGCATTCCTATATGAATATAAGTCTCAGAACGCTGAGATGGATAAAGTCCGTAAAGAAACACAAGAACAAGTCAAAGAACTTGCAGACAAACTTGAGGCCGTCTCAAAAATCACAGAAGAGAATCGCTCATACCTGAGCAGCATGAGGCTCAACAGTCCTAACAGGATGCGCCTATAATGAGTTCCGGTAAAAAGATCATCAACTCGTTTGAAGATCCTGAACAACTGAAGCAGTTCTGTGAGTCCCAGTACCAAACTATCGTAGAACTTTCACAAGAACTTGCCGAACTCAAACGTTCTAATGAAGAACTCAAGGCTAAGGCTCTAGTATCTGCCCAAGGACTCAATGCTTCATCATTAATTCAACTTGATGAACAGGATCAAGAAATTATCTGTCGTACCCAAATCGCACTTCTCAGGAATCGTTCAATGAATTCCGAACTCACCCTAGAAGAAGCACGTAAGCTTGAGCTTTACTCCAAAATTCTTGGAAGCGTTAAGCCTAAACCTGAAGACGACATGAGAGAAATCAAAGAAATGGACAGCGAATCTATGCTGTTGTTGGTGAGCGGTGGAAAAGTCAGTTAATCGCACACAGCTTACTAACGAACTGTGGAGACGTGGGGTACTTAAATGGAAACTTCATACAATCCAACAGGAGATGTATGATCTGTTCTACAGTTCTGAGTTGCGTCGTCACACCTGGCTCTTAGCCCGACGCTCAGGAAAAAGTTTTACGCTAGTCGTTCTCGCAATTGAACAATGTCTACGTCATCCTAAGAGCATTGTTAAGTTTATGGCACCAACTAAGGACCAAGTAGAGTCCAACGTACAGCCATTATTCGAAAAGATCTTAGAAGATTGTCCTGAAGACTTGAAACCTGAATATATGGGTAAGAAGTTTGCGTATAAGTTCAAGAATGGGTCACAGATCCAACTTGCTGGTACAGATAAAGGACATTGTGAACGACTTCGCGGAGGAGATGCACATTTAGTTATCATTGATGAGGCAGGTTTCTGTGATCGTTTGAAATATAACTACCGTTCCATTCTTCTTCCGACAACTTTCCTAACTAAAGGGAAATTTATCCTAGCTTCAACTCCCGCTACTGAGAGCGATCACGATTTCGATGACTTCGTTGAAGAAGCTCAAGCAAATAACTCGCTTATTAAGAAAACTCTCTACGATAACCCAATGGCTACTCCTGAAATGATCGCAGATGCGATTCGTGAGTCAGGTGGCACAGAAGGTGAAGACTTTTTACGAGAGTATATGTGTATTAAAGTTAAATCTGCATCAACTTCGGTAATTCCCGAGTTTGATGAAGTACTTAAATCTAAAATTGTCAAGACTTGGCCCACCCCCCCACACTTTGATGCATACATTTCAATGGACGTAGGATTTAAAGACATGACTGTAGTATTATTTGGATATTATGACTTCCGTGCTGACAGACTTGTGATTCAGCGAGAAATCACCAGAACTGGTAACGACGTTAAGCTTCCTCAGTTAGCCGAAGACATCATGGCAACTGAAGATGAGTTATGGTCTAACGCATTTTCCGGGGAAACTAAAGAACCTTACCTGCGAGTCAGTGATATCGATTATATCGTTATGAGTGAGTTATCAGCTTATTCCCAAGGCCGTCTCAACTTCGTAGCGACCAGTAAAGATAATAAAGACGCGGCTATTAATGATCTCCGCGTAGCCCTTGCAGCAGAGAAGATTATTATTGACCCATCATGTACCACTCTCATCTATCATCTAGAGAACGTTAAGCGTAAAAACCCAAATACACATTTATTTGCTCGGGGTAAAGATGGCTCACATTTTGATTCGATTGATGCACCTGGCTCTAAAGTAACTACTTCAACCGGATTGAAGAATATCGAAGACATCGTTCCTGGAGATAAGGTCCTTACCCATTTAGGTAACTTTAAACCTGTTAAAGAATTATTATCTAGAGATTACTCTGGAGATATCTTAGAAGTTCGTCCTTCCGGCAGAGAATCAATCTTTTGTACTCCTGATCATAAGTTCTGGACTTCCGAATTAAAAAGAACATCTTCTAAGAAATTAGGTCTTACTGGTCAACTATCAGTTAGGAATACTGATTGGGTAAAAGCTGAGGACTTGATTCTTTCTAAATCATTTGATGGTAAAAGTGGTGTTTATTCTCCTTATGTTAATGTTGTTGGGGATATCGAATTATCTGATGAGATGTGCTTCCTTTATGGATATTATGTTGCTGAGGGTAGCGTTGGGGGTAATGGACATCAGATCCAATTCGCAGGGCATACTAAAGAAAAGAACGTAATTAATATTATAAATGAAGCTTTATATAAAGAATATGGTTATGGACATGACGGTACTTCTAATGCAACCAAGTATCGAAGAAAATCAGGCCAATCAATGCATCGTAATAGAAAAGCTCGATGGCAAGAAAAGGGTAATTCTAGAAGGATTAATATAAGTCAACCGGAGCTTCGTGGAGAATTAATGAAGCTAGGTAAATCTATTAATAAGAAATTCCCTGATTGGATATACCGTTTAAACGAGGAACAGGCGTTCTATATGCTTTCCGGGTATTTATTTGGGGATGGACATTTCGCAACTTCGGGAATTAAGGCCGGATCTGTAAGCCAAGATATTATCTACGGAGTACAGTTACTAGCTTCTATCTGCGGAGTAATGGGATCGATCCATTTAGCTAAACGTAAGGGCCGTTGGAAGGGACTATCTAAAACGGGAATGATTGAAAACGATCAATGGATTATTAGCTTCACCAAAGAGATTTCCGAAGCTTTCGTTAATAAACTCCAGAATACCCCCGCACTATCCGACGTATTTGAAGATAAATTGATTCATCCTATTGAATGTATTAACTATTCCAATCTTCCACATAACGTACATGTTATTTCAGATAAAACAACAACTACATATGAAGGTAAAGTCTATTCTATGGAAGTTGAAGATGATCATAGCTACACTATTAATGGGGTCGCTGTAAAGAATTGTGATGCATTAATTTATATGAACCGTAATGTTGTTTACGGGAAGAATCCATACCCTGCTGATTACGGATACAGCAAAGCGAATGCATACCATTCAAACGCACAACCTAATAACCAAATCGAAGCTTATAAGAAGATCTTCGGCGTTAAATCGAGAAGGAAATAACAAATGGCAATTCCATCAACTTCAAAAGAATACTTCGCAGGGGGCTCTGCTTCTGAATGCGCTGCTTCCTTACAAGCTAAGGCTAAGTCGTTCCATAGCTTCATGGGAGGTAACGCATATACCGATAAGATCACTAAAATGTGGAGAGCCTACCACGGAGTCTACAATGACGAGAGTTACGCTAACCATGAGATTAGCTTTACTGGAGAACAGGGCGAATTAGTATCTCTTCCTGTCAACCATTTCCGTAACATCGCAGAACATATTAAAACTATGATTACTTCATCGCGTCCGACTATGGATGCCCGTCCAATCAATACGGACTACAAGTCTGCCACACAGGCGGCACTTGCTTCAGGTATTCTGGACTATTACATGAGAGAAAAGCACCTTGAGGACTTTATTACTAAAGCCGTTGAGTATGCTATTGTCATGGGTTCTGGATACGTCAAGATGGAATGGAACGCTACCAGCGGTGAGGCGTTCGACGTAGATCCTGAAACTGGCGAGTTCGCTTATAACGGAGAACTAGAATTCTCTAACCCTACTCCAATGGATGTAGTATTTGATGGAACTAAGGAATCTTGGGATCATCAGTGGGTCATGGTCCGTAGCTTTAAGAACCGTTACGATCTTATGGCAAAGTATCCTGAGATGGCAGATAAGATTCGTGCTGTTCCTACTAAAAGTTCAACGGATGGGTATTCACGAGCCCTTTGGTCAAATGACGACACCGACGATATCGCGGTAATGGAATTCTTCCATGAACAGACTGAAGCACTTCCTGATGGCCGTTATTTACTTTTCTGTAATGATGATTGCGTTCTTCTTGATACCAGGATGCCTTACCGTCAAATTCCAGTATTCAGAATCTCTCCTGCGGATTATCTCGGAACTTCATACGGATATTCAAACATGTTCGACTTGTTCCCCATTCAACAATGCGTGAACTCGATCTATAGTGCTATCCAAACAAACCAAACAGCATTCGGAGTACACAACATCTTCGTACAAACTAATGCGAACATTGATGTTTCGAACCTTGAAGGGGCGATGAACGTTATTAAAGGTAATTCAAAACCTGAGGTACTTTCACTTCTTGCTACCCCTAAAGAGATGTTCGATTTCCTCCAGGTCCTCATTTCTGCAATGGAAACTATTTCGGGCGTCAACTCTGTCGCTCGTGGTAATCCCGAAGCGTCCTTGCGTTCTGGCTCGGCACTAGCTCTTGTTCAATCAATGGCGCTTCAATTCATTTCAGGCTTCCAACAAAGTTACGTCAAACTTGTTGAGGGATCAGGTACGGGTATCCTTAATATTCTTAAAGACTTCGCACACACTCCTCGGATTGTAGCTATCGTCGGTAAGAGTAATAAGCCTTACGTTCAAGAGTTCACTGGAGATATGATTAAAGATATCTCACGAGTAACTGTGGACATGGGGAATCCTTTATCCAAAACGATTGCGGGACGAGTACAGATGGCAGAACAAATGATGCAGATGAAGCTCATTAAAACTCCCACACAATACTTCCAGGTTCTAAATAACGGCAAACTCGAAAACATGTTTGAAGGTGACGTTCACGAACTTCTCCTTATTCGTCGTGAAAACGAGTTCTTATTAGAAGGTAAACCTATCCTCGCCAACATATATGACGCTCATAGAACTCATATTATGGAACATAAGTCATTAGCTGCAGACCCTGATTTGCGGTTCAATGCAACGCTTATGACAGCACTTAATGCCCATATCCAAGAACACATCGACATGCTCCGTACTGTCGATCCCGATCTATTACAACTTCTTGGCGAACAACCCCTCCAACCGCAACAAGTACCAGGGATGCCTCCTCCAGGAGCAGGAGGTCCTCCGCCGGGTCCTACCAAAGACTCAATGGGTCAAGGTATGGAAGAAATGATGCAGCCCCAACAGGGAATGAATCAACAAGGCGATAGTATTGCCGATGCCGTTGGTGGCCCACAAAGTCTACCTGGCGTTCCTAGTCCTCCACCTCCTTTCCAGAATTCTCCAACCGACCCCGCAAAAATGTAGAAAATAGAAACACATTTTAACAACTATACTCAAGGAAATATAACCTATGTCAAATACGCAAGCATTCCTTTTAGGTGAAAAACCCTTTGATTCTTATTTAATGAGTCAACCGGACGATAAGTCTTACACATTTGATATTCGTTCTTTAATTGGGTACTCGGTTCATACTTATTGGACCGGAGCATCGACAACCACTTCATCTATTATAATTCAAGCATCTAATGACCAAACAAGCTGGGTTACTGTAGATACTGTGAATATCGACACCGTTGCAGGATCTGATCTATTGAATGTTGAAAGAGCTATGTATCAATGGATGCGAATATATTACATTAAAGGTGCAGAAACTTCAGGACTATTAACGGTTTCTCTTTGCGGTAAAGGTTAACATGAGTTTTCGTAATATTCGCTCAGACGTACCTATTTATAAGAACTTTGCGCAATTACCTAATAGTAATACTAAAGGACAAGCGGCTTCAACTGAAGATGGTAGATTTTACGTATTCAATGGATCTGCCTGGGTAGAAACGGGCGGCCCAGGGTTAATAGGGGATATATATGTCAGAACAACAAGATTTGAAATTATTAACTCAGGCACAAGCGGAACGGTTACACTCCCTCCAGATTCCACGGTCGTCCTTGACGACTTTGGCGGAACAGTCGATGCAGTCGTTGCACAAGTCGCAGGAGGTAAGCCGCTTACTGCGCCAGCGTTGGACGCTGGTAGCGCAGTGGTTGCTACTACCTTTGACAGCAGCGGTAATTGGGTATTCACTGGCGCTCCTGTACCATATCCAGTAGCTCTTCTTTACAGAGTAAAACAACAGCTTAAAAACTTTGACTCAGATGCTAGTAGTATTTTTGGAATTCCCACGACTATCGATGCAGGAGTTAATGCTTCATGGGGCGCAATTGTAGGAACTCTATCAACTCAAACTGATCTACAAAATGCGCTCAATTTAAAGCAAAATATTTCATCCCTTGATGCGGACGTTGCTGCTACACCTGCTGTTACGGCTAACACAGCTAAGATCACGAACGCCACACATACGGGCGACGCCACGGGGGCAACGGTTCTCACGCTCGCTAATACCGCCGTCTCGCCCGGCGCTTACACCAACACAAACATCACGGTAGATTCTAAGGGTCGCATCACCGCTGCAGCAAAC